AGGATGATGTCGGCGGGAGTCTCCTGCTTCGGTCCTCTGCCGACCCACTCGACTGACTTGACGGGGGCGAATCCTGAGTTATCCAACCACTCCTTTGTCTTTGCGGCCATATTCTTTGCCCTGCGCTCTTCCTCCGCATACGCATCGGAATCGATCGCCTCGCGGCGTGTCTTGAGTGCTTTCTTGGTTTCTGACGAATTGACAAAAGAATCCCACGAACCCGCAATATGGAGTCCTAGTAGGATCTCGTTCGCGTCTCCACGAAACGTATTGTTCTCTGTCAAGAAGTCATTGAAGGTCATACTATGAGTGAGTCCATCGAAATTACGATCTCATTGAATCTTACGCCATCTTTCTTTCCGCGGCCCTTCAGACGAATTCTAACACTAGCGTTCTCTGCTATCTTCTTTATATATTTGTTTGTTATAGGTATTAGCTTGTTTTCTGACAAGATGTAGTTTGCTGTCCTGTCACTCCTCTTTCCGAATGTGCCTTGTCCGGTCATTGACTCCCGAACAACCGCTTCTTTGAATGCAGCAAACTCTTCTGCCGGTTGAGGATTTTTCGCAGACCCCAAAGCTCTTTGTAGCTTATCCTGTAGTCCACCTTCATCTCTAATCTGAGTCATGAGTCTTTTCATTTCGGGTTGGGCCTTAGTTCCTACATTATAATTCTCGTCGAGTTCAGCGAAAATTTGTATCAACGATTTTGCGTGCCCCGTCGTAATTGCCCTGTCTTCTTTTAGATTATTCAATACTCCGGTCAAGTATTGAATGGATGTTGTAAGTCCTCCAGATGCAAGCTGAATGGACTCACCAAACTTCATCGAACACTTATATTTCTTACTTCCGATCTTGAACATAATATCGGTTTTCGGTTCTGCTCCGCCTCCCGAAACCTTAACAAATGATTGCCAAGTTTTCTTCTTTTCCCGAGCCGACACCATGTCATCGATCACTTTTATCATTTTTGATGCGGCCTTGAGAACCTCTTGGGTTGATCCCCTATTCCGCTTAGAAAGAGTCATCAAGGCAGTATCTGCCGGCGTTCTTTCGGCCGCGGTAAGTCTGTTTTTAGCTTCATACAATATCGCCCACTCAAATTGCAAGCCTCTGTTCGCCATTTACCCATCCTCCAAACAATAACGTTCTCCCCTATTTATGCCATATCAGAACGCAGAAAAGCCCGCTGTCCGAAGACAGCGGGCAGATGGATTATATGAGATTACTGCTATAGGTTGCGCGCGTTACCGACGTTAGCGCCCAGCAGGTTCACTAGATCCAGAAGCTTCTGGATCACTGTGTTGTCGCTCTCGTTCGGCGTCATCGTAGCAATGACAGCAGCGATACCCACCAGACCCGTGAGGATCTGAAATACTGCGCCAATATTCGTTGAAATCCAATCCATAATATTCTCCTTCTTTGCAAAGGGGAGCCAACCTCCCGACAATGTATTTATAGAACCTTTATCCCAGAGAAGTCACGCCCAGCATCTCGATTGCCGAAATCACTATTATCGAAGGCAGGGCCATCATCTACGTCCGCTTGAGCCTTTTGCTCACAATCATACAGCCGCATCCTGCTACGATCAACACCAACAACGAATTTGGAGTTCTCTGTTGGATCATTATACCGATTCTTCAACTGCTTAATCATCAACTGATCCAACTCTTGAAGCTCATCGTTGGATATGATGCCGAGGAAAAGATCCGCTGTCGCAGGAAGACCGAAGCTCTCGGATACATTCTCCATCGCAATATCACTCGACCCGAACCCTTCACGATTGACCTGAGTAGCCGAAACTAACACAACCTCTCGCTCAACCGCCAGACCACGAAGCTCCTCTGCGATGCTCTTGATGTATGTGTATGAATTGACATTCGCGCCGAACTTGAAACGCGATGATATGCAGATGTTGAGATAATCCACAAAGATGATCTCGGGAACCCAGTCCTTCTTGAGCTTTAGTTCGTTCAGCAAATGACGAAAATGCGCCACACCAGCTTGCGATGTAGGATACTCCTTAACGATCAACTTACCGTCTGTCTTTGATCGTAGTTTATTAATCTTCTTGTCGTATAATTCCTTGCTGAGATACTCAATCTCTTTGATCGGCACATTCAGCAGATTAGCATCAATGCGCTCCGAGATGCGCTCTTCTGCCATCTCCATTGTAATGTATAACACATTCTTGCCTTGAGCAAGGAATGATGATGCCATGTGACACATCACGAGTGTCTTACCTGTTCCTGGCCCACCCATTAGAACATTGAAGGTTTTGGGGATCAGCCCACCGTTGGTAATCTTGTTGAAATACTCAAGATCAAACGGAACATGCGTCTCTTTATTATGATAAAACTCGTATCGAGACTCGGCATCTTCCAAGTAGTCATGCCCAACATTCGTGTCAAATGAAACACCAAGAGCTTTGGATAGGATCTCAGGGATTGCTTCCTTCGTTGAGTCTCCCTGACCATCAAGGATACCAATACTCTCCCTGACGGCATTGAACACCGCGCGATCCTTACAGAACTTTTCTGTTGTATCGACAAGCCATTCCGCGTCGGGGGCTGGGGACTCTCCTGCGATTTGCGACAGTGTTGTCTTGATCTCTAGGAACTCACTATCATTAATCCCACGCTTGTCTCCCAAGTCAATCGCGATTGCTTCTGGTGTAGGGGATGCATTATAATCATTAAAGAAGCTGATGATCTGATCAATAATAGTACGCTCTGACTTAACACTAAAATACTCAGGGTCAATGAACGGAATAACCTTTCTGGCATATTCCTCATCACGAACTAGATTTCGAATGATTGTATATTCAACTCGATCCACTAAAACTTTACCTTCCGTTTGATGATCACTTTTCCATCTTCGTCAGTAGATTCGGAAACCTCTGAGTTATCGATAGAAGTCTGTACGACATCCATTAGAATGTTGCCAAGGTGGTGTTCAAAATCCCACTTGACTTCATCCTCAAACTCCTGTTCGCGCAATACGTCAGGAACCGTAAGTATATCATAAACAAAGCTCACTGACAACCCATCTGATTCATCTTCATTGGCAACCATCTTTACTTTACCATATCGATATATGACACCAGCGAATTCCCCCTCCTTCAACCTAATACACCAAGAGTCATCTGTACCATCAAGATCAGGAACTAGTTCATATTGTTTTGATAGATCACCCATCCTCAGTCGTCTCCTCTTCCACGATAGCCGATCCGTAACAGAACTTCTCTATACATAGACCATCGATTGCATCGAGAACTTCTTTCGTGAAGAAGCGCTCAGGATCTTTCATGATTGCCTTACCGAAGAACGAACCTTCGGGGGTCTCATACTTTGTTGACATCCTTTTCCATATACCAGATTCAACCGCAAGGTCAGCCAACCCATAATATCGAGACAGACCACTGTCATAGCGAAGCAGTACATCGACCATCATATTCTCTTTAGTCAACCGGCTCTTCTTGTTTAGACAGTGAATGATATTACCAACAACTTCTGCCCCGTCCTTTTCCTTCTTCTTTGATAGGAACACGATGTAATCAGAAGCATACTTTAGACCAGCGCCGCCACCCATTTCCTTAGTAGAGAACATGCCCATCGTCTGATATGTGTGATTCGTCACGATCATCGGAACACCAGCTCGCCCCAATTTCAAAGTAAGAACACGGAACGCCGCACGAATCAATCCAGCGCGTGTCATGTCCTTCGTCTCTTTACCTTCGGCGGTGTCTTCGATCTCCTTTGTAGTCGAAAGCATTCCGAGACTATCGAGACAGAACATCATTGGCTGACGATCTTTCTCAGGAACATCAAGGTACTTATCAAGAATCGTAATAGCCTGATGCCGAAACTGCTGAACTGTAGTCACCGGAACAGATATAACGCGCTCCGAGTCAATGTCCCTCTCCATCAACATCTTTTTTGTGATAGCATCCTCGGACTCAAAATAGAAGACACCTCCCTCTGGGTTGTCCTTGAGGAACTGCCGAACAATACCCAAGGCGAAGAATGTCTTGCCGGTAGAACTCTCGCCAGCAAGTGCGACAATCTTGTTATTCGGGATACCGCCATAAATGCTTCCACTCAAGAGAGCATTTAGTAGTAGTGATCCGGTGTCCACCCACGACTTCACATCACCAAATTGATTCACGTCCGGGTTGATCTTACTAACAACTCGTGTTACATCTTTAAAAAAATCACTCATCTTTTTCCTAACTCCTTGAAATACTCTACCAACTCTGTATATCCTCCAACCAACTTACTGCCATCATAGATCTTTGGCACGGTTAGAGGGTAATCCATCTCCGTAAAAATGTGCTTGAACTCTTCGCGCGACAAATCGTCCGGCACGTTCAACACCTGAAATGGAATATCATGTGCCTTTAGTAGCGCCTTTGCTTTGACGCAGTATGGGCACGCATCTTTGCTTACAATCAGATAGTTGCTCATCCGAAAAAATCCTCCAATGTAGATCTTCGTTCAGTTTTCCAATTGACCGTATCAAGAATGATCCTTAGAGGATCAACAAATGCTTTGGTGAATTGCCTATCATAATCAATTACCTCATCGAGATTGAATTCTGCCGGGAGACTTGAATCTGGGAACGAGATAACAGGAGACATTGCTTCATTCGGCTCACGCAACATAATGAACTTTAACTTATTGCCATCGCGAAGCTGCTCGTACTTCGTTGTGATATTCCGCTTGTTCAGCATATCATTATATATAAGCGCGCCCTTGACATGGATCGGTGTACCCTTCTTCCATATGCTCTGAATAGACGCATACTTCGTCATACCATTGACGCCACGCGGAAACGCAATATCCTCCAGCGCCAATGAATTGAACTCTTTGCGGAACCCTTCGATGAAATCAATGACAGAATCTTCTGTATCAGTCAGAATCAGTCGCATCACTTTCTTGAGATTGTCACGACAAGCCGTCGGCGTCGAAGACTTTACCGCTTCCAACCCCAGAATCTTGAGCTTAGGTTCGTCGTATCGAACCCCCTCGCTATCATGGACATTGAGCATATATCGCTTCTTAGCAACCCAAACACCACGATCAGCAATCACCTCTCGGTCCATATCCATCTTCTGGTCATATGCATTCATCATCTCTGCTAGTTCTGCGTATGACTTTTTGATGAATGGTTGGATCTTCTTGTTACAGATACTATCGAGGAAGTCAATTACCTTGCTAGTCTCGGGTATATCATCGCCGTAGAACTTATCCACTACTGGTTTGAGATTCAGATAGACCGAATCCGTATCACCAGCGATGATGAACTTGGTGTTCTCCGTTCCACATGCTTTGTTGAGAAACTCATCCAGCCGCACGGCAATCCAACGAATAGAAAGCTGGCCAGACATAGTAATCGCTTCAGCCTGTCGCAGATCATAATGACGGAAATATTGATTACCCAATGCGCCATAAGCTGAGTTGAGCTGAACCTTTCTAGCAAGCTGGAAGTTTTTGAACTTCGCAATCTTGTTCTTGATTACTGTTCGCTCTGCGGGCCCACC